AAATCTGGCTCCTGTAATGTGGCTTATATCTGATGACAGCCCACAAGCCTACAAGCAGGGGCTACAGAATCAGATAGACTATCAGAATCAAGTAGTAGACGCAGTAGATGATCTAGTCAGTCATTACGTTGTATGTCTTGAGTGCGATGAGTATTACTCAGCACAAGAAGTAAACGTACTAATACAGAGCCTTAGAAACAAAGGTGTTAACAAACCTATTGGTGTACACCTAACTCCCGGAGTCAAACCTGAATACTATGCTAAAGCGGATGTTATTTATTTGCAAACTGGTTTTGGATTATCTGAGGCGCAGTTTCGCAAGTCCATACAAGACGCATTATCATTGGGGAAACCAGTAGTAGTTTCAGAATACAACCTGAATGGAGAATCAGCAGAAGCAAAGAGGTATGGAGATATTGCTTGCTCTTACAAGGGAGTTGTGGGAACTGGAAACGGCAGAGGATCAGCAACCTGCGAAACAATGCAGTGGGATCAAGGACAAACAACTAAGTCCGAATGGGACAGATGGGAAGACTTCGTAAAGAAAAACGATGAAGAGTTATATGTGTTTGCATTAGCACTGGTTACTGTTAGTGCGGCTAACTTAATCAACTTGCCATTTATGGCTACGTTTAACTACGCTACAGAAAACTATTATGAGTTGATGATGGTTAGACCTGTTACAGAAACTATAGATACTGGTATAACAGTTCGTAATGATGGAAAGGTAATGGTATTTGGAAATTGGAGATTTAAATGAGAACTGTAAATGCTTTTGTTGTATCTATTATTGCATACTGTGTACTGGTTGCCATTCTTATGATGCCTGTATTGGTTAAGGCGCAAGATCAAATGCCTGAAGGTATGTACGAAAAACAAATCAAAATGAACCTTGGCTGTACTGAAGGATTTATGGCTATGATAGATATACTTCACGATAACTATCAAGAAGTGCCAGTAGTTATGAGCCATCTAGATATGACTACAACTTTTGTTTTGTTTGTTAACGAAAAGAAAACTACATCTACATTAGTTATCACTAAGAACTTAAAGGATAAGGAAGAGGCTTGCATTGTGTGGGCAGGACAGTCTAACGGTACATCTTTAAGTATTAATCCTAATCCTATATTTCCAGTGGAGACGTAATGACAATACCACCATACTTAATTAGTGCTGTTATATTTTTAATAGTCCAAACAACTACCGCAGTGTGGTGGGCTAGTAGTATATCAAGCGATGTTGATATGCTTAAGCGTGATAGTCACGACATGGCTATAATTATAGATAACTTAGATGTTTTATCTTACAGGTTAGAAACGCTAGAGGCAATGTTACAACGTGTTCTAGGCCCGGAGTCCAGATAATGGCAATCAGAAAAGACCCAAGACTTGAAAGAGCAGGAGTATCTGGATTTAACAAACCAAAGGCTACTCCTAGCCATGCTACTAAGTCACACGTTGTAGTGGCTAAAGAAGGAGACAAGATTAAGACAATAAGATTTGGGCAGCAGGGTGTTACTGGTGACAAGCAACCATCTGCTAGACAAAGATCGTTCAGGGCTAGGCACGCTAAGAACATTGCCAAAGGCAAGATGTCTGCGGCTTACTGGGCTAACAAAACTAAATGGTAAGGAGAATATTATGCCTTCAGGAAAAGGAACTTACGGTAGAAAAAGAGGAAGACCACCTAAAAAGAAATGAAACACTTAAAGGAAAACAATGAAACGTATTTGCAACACCTACGAAAAGCAATGTCTATATCTGGCCTTATGTTGGCTGGGAGTGCTACTGCTTTCGTTCACAGCATTGTACCATTTGTGGCAGTAAATACAACCAGTAAGATATGCAGTAAGGTTAGGGATAAACTAGAACATAGGAGGTGTGTATGTGGAAAAACGTAATAAAAACTTGGAACGCATTAGACAGTCGGATCAAAATAGTAATCGTAATCGTAGGGGCATTGGCTATTATGTCCGCAATTTGGGGATCGCCTGCGCCATCAGTGCCAGTGCAGTAGGTTGTCAAGCACTAAAGGAGTCAACGATAGTAGCAACAGGAGCGGGAACGGGTGCGGTTGTTGGGACTGTGATCAGTGGGGGTGTCGGTGCGCCGATACTGGGAGCCATGACGGGTGCCTTTGCGACAGATGTAGTGACGGAGGTTTTGACAACGGACCAAGAGATTCAGACTATTATACAGGCGCCTGATAATTTTTTTACATTACTTCATAAATTGGTAGAAATCGGTGGGTGGGCTTTAGTTTTAATATTTATAATACCAATGGTGTGGGGGTGGTTAATTCCAAGTCCGACAAAATTGAACAGGAAGGGTGATGGCTAAAACAATTAATGATTTTCTAAGTCCTGACGATCTGATGCATGCAGGACCTGCTTCTAATGCGCCTGATTACTTGAAGAATATTAAAAATTTAGATCAATCGCTTGATGATCAAATATTAGGAAAAGTTAGTAAAAGATTAGGTCTGAATGCTAACGGCCTTATAGGTTTTGCAGAAAAAGTAGCAGGCATGGAAAGTGATAATAATTCACTTGCAAAAAATCCTATTACCACTGCTAAAGGTTCTTATCAATTTACTAATGATTCTTTTATTACAGCCAAAAAAAGACTTAAAAATATTATTGGTCAAGTTCCCAAAAGAATATTAGATGCTAAATCTATTATTGATTTGTCTCCTGAAGACCAAAGAGCATTATTCTTTGCTCATTTAACAGAAGATAAAGGTAGTGATGAAAGAATGAAGTCTTATTTAGAAGGTAAAAATTCTGGATGGGATTTGTATTTGCATAATCATTATAAAGGATTGCCTACACCCGGAACTTTAAATAGAAAAAATTTATTTTTTCCATAAAAACATTTAAATTGGAATATTAAATTATGATGAAAACAAATAATGCACAACAGGAAAAGTTTGTAGAGATGTTTCTACTAACTGGCAGTGCAGCAAAGGCGGCAGAAATTGCAGGGTATGGTAGTCCTAAGCAACGTGGATACGAACTCAAGAACAAATTTAAAAATCTTATAGAGGAGCGTCAGAAGCGTATGTTACAGGATAGCATACCCCTTGCAATTAATCAGTTGATCACAATGGTGCAGAGTGCTGAGTCTGAGGCTGTACGTCTTAACGCAGTCAAAGACTTGTTAGACCGTGGCGGCTTTAAACCAGTAGACAAGATCGAACAGACTGTAACTAGTATCGAAGAGAAAACTACAGAAGAACTAGAAGAAGAATTTAAACAAGTAACATCACTTTTGCAATAGGAGGTATTATGTCATCATACAGAAGCAGGCTTGGAGAAAACAATAATCCAACTCCCAAGGGTACGCCAAAGAAAACAAACCAGTGGTACAAGAAACGTAAACCTGCGCCAGTTAAAAGTATACCACTTGAAATGTCAATGAACACCAAAAGAATTGTATCAGAATTAAACAAAGGAATACCTAAGAGTAAAAAACGCAAGGGATAAATGAAAAATAAACAAAGGAGAAGTTTATGATGAAAGCAAAACCTAAGGGTCGTGGAAACCCACAAGGTAATAAAAAGGGCAAACCAAAAAAAGTTCCCGGCAAAATCGAAGGCGTTGCAGGAAAACCGCCAACTAGAGTTAGACCTATATCTCCGGGCGGTGCTGCAAAACCGGGAGCAGGTTCTAGAAAAAAACCGCCAACTAGAGTTCGACCAGTTGTCGGCGGCGGACTAGTGCCCGGCGCAGGCTCTAAAAGAAAACCAGTAAAAGGGCGTAGAACTTTTAAACGGATTTAATTTTAATGAAGGACAGAGAAAAACTGGAACAAGCCATCGCAACTGCGAAGGAACTCCACAAGAGGCAGAAGTTTAACAGGATTGAATTCTATGATCCCTACCCATTTCAGAAGAAGTTTCATGAAACAGGTTTTGAAAATAACCAAAGACTTTTAATGTGTGCCAACCGAATAGGAAAGTCTTACTCTGGTGCTGCTGAGTTAGCAATGCACCTGACAGGACTATATCCTGATTGGTGGAAAGGTAAACGATACTACAAACCTATCACTGCATGGGTAGGAGGCGTGTCTAACGAATCAACCAGAGACATCTGCCAAGCAGAACTACTGGGGGCGCCTGAAGACCCTGACGCATATGGAACAGGAGCAATACCCAGGGATTGTATAGTAAGCACTGAGCGTAAGCCCGGTGTGCCTAACGCTAAATCATTAGCATTGGTAAAGCATACAAGCGGGGATAACTCTACGGTACACTTTAAGTCGTATGAGTCTGGTGTAGAGAAATGGATGGGGCGCTCTGTTGACTGCATATGGTTAGACGAAGAGCCAGATAGATCGTTGTACTCACAGGCTGTGACACGTACGTTAGACCGTAAGGGTATGGTGTACCTCACGTTTACCCCTGAGAAGGGCATGACAGAGACTGTAAGCGCATTCATGAACAACATTCAGAAGGGTCAGTCCCTAACGAATGCAACATGGGATGATGCTAGTGAGCACGTCAAGACGCTACGGGGTAAGCCCGGACATCTTGATGACGATACGATGAGGCAGATTCTTTCTGCGTATTCACCCCACGAAAGGGAGATGCGTAAGTTTGGTAAGCCTACGATTG